CGCGCCATGCGCGAGCCTTGAAATTAGAATGATGAGAGGTGCACTGCGCGTTAGGCCGCGCGCAGCACTTTGATGGCGTCGAAATCCTGCACACCACCGCCAACACGCTTGGTGGTGTAGAACAGCACATATGGTTTGGCAGAATAAGGATCGCGCAAAACCCGCACACCTTGGCGGTCTGCAATCAGATAACCACGACGGAAATCTCCAAAGGCCACACAAGCATTCCCACTGGCGATATCTGGCATGTCTTCCATCTCAACGAGATCATAACCCAAGAGCGAAGACGGACCGCCTGCCCCATCGGCAGGTCGCCAAATATAATTCCCGTCATTATCTTTGAACTTCCGCACTTCATTGATCGTGCGTCGGTTCATGACAAAGCTGCCATTGGCGCGATATTGCGAGCGCGGGGCGTAGAGCAAATTCAGCAGATCATCCGTCTCAAACAGACCCGAAACGCCTGAGCTAATCTCACCAATTTGGCCAAAGCTCTGCGTGCCATTGGGACGCGTTGCGTAAGAGAGGAAACCTCTGGGCTTGTTCACACCATCCCCATTCACAAAGGCCGCTGTCTCTTGCGCGGCAAACACATCGCGGACTTCATCGGCCAGCCACGCATCCACATCAGCAACGCTATCATCCAATAAGGCCTGCGTCGCCGCCGGCATGGCGTAGAGCTCTCCCGCTGGAAATTCGATCAACTCTAATTGCGGTGCGTCTGTTTCAACGCGTTCTTCTGTCTCGCCAACCCATCCCGATTGCGCGCCAGAGGCACTGACAGGTTTACGCAAAGCCGCCGCCCCGATCTTCCGCACGGTCGCGAGAGAGCGCATCGGCGAGACCTCGGCCAAAGCGCCATCAATACGCGTCTCTGTTTCAACAGGCGCGATTAAGCCACCTTCGCCATCCGTGGAGGACAGGGACTTTCCTTCCAAGGCACTCACATCGCCTGTGCGGATAAAACTATCCCAAGCCGATTTTCCTTCCGTGGTGGTGACGGGCGAAAATCCTGGGCGGGCCCGTGACAAAGTCAGGTTTTCAATCCGACGGGTCTGTGCGTCCAGCGCCGCATTTAATTTATCGACCTTCTCATTTAGCAAAGGATCGACAGAGGATTTAGCCTCGATCTCAGAGAGGCGGGCATCATTGGCCGTTTGGAATGCCGCGAAGGTCGCCGCGAAATCCGCTTGAGCGTTTTTCAACTCCGGCGTCATTTTAGTTTCAGTTTGAAGGGTCACGCAATACTCCTTTTATGATCTGCGTTATCAGTGAAAATGTCGCCGATTTGAGTGATCCGCGCAGAACGCAGCATTGGGAAAGCGACGACGGACACCTCCCAAAGGTCAAGCGTGAGCAAATGCCGCCCATGCTGAGTTTTCCTTGATCGTTTCGTTTGATAGCCAATGGACAACCCCGTCACGGCTTGTTCCGTAACCAGCCGACGGGTTTGATCTGCTAAAGGCGAGCCTGCCAAGATCCGACCAGAAACAAATAATCCATGACGGTCTTCAACGACGCGGTCCCACACCCCAATCGGCGTGTCGGTCTTATGCCCAAATAACATGGGCAGCTTATCCGCGCGCGAAAGAAGACTTGCCGCAAAGGCACCCCGCGCCACCGTGTCGCCAGAGAGATCAAGCTCACCGAAGACACTCGCATAGCCAGAAATTTTTAGATCAGTCATTAGTGGCCAGCCTTTCTTCAATGCGACGCAGGCTTTGTTCGATATGTTCGCTCTGCCCTTCCAAACGGGCGAGCCGTTCCAGCACGGAAGCCTGCAAAGCATTCTGATTTTCTAGGGCTTTCAGACGTGCACTCACCGCACCGGACCAAATTAAAGCCCCGCCCGTTTGCAGAAGGATGGTAACGATCAAGCCCAAGGTTAAAGTCTTGTCGAAGTGTAGAGGTTTCTGCGGGGTCATGGTCCGACCTCCAGCTCCAAGCCTGCCAAATTACGGGCTTCCTCGGATGAGATAAAGCTTGCTTCTGACAGACGTTTCCACAGGACGGCGCGTTCTTCGGCGAGCGCAGGTACACGGTCGAGGTCAGGTGTAATCAGCAGCTCATCAGCGAAAAAGGATGAGAGCCAACCTTGTAAGCCTAAGGCCGTTTTGGACACGAGCGGAATGATTGTCTGTCGCCAAAAGGCCTGATTAGCTTCGCGGTAATTCGCATATGTATTATCGCCCGGAATACCGAGCAGCATAGGCGGCACACCAAAAGCCAGCGCGATATCACGCGCGGCTTCGCGGCGTAATTGTGTGAAGTCCATATCGGTCGGCGAGAGCGACAGCGCTTTCCAATCCAATCCCCCTTCTAAGACGAGCGGGCGTCCAGCCGATGACGGGCCAGAGAAATTATCTTCTAGTTCCGTACGCAAACGTTCAAATTGATCTGTCGTTAAGCGTTCACCCGATTTGGGCGAATGCACCAATGCGCCGCTGGGCCGTGCCGAATTATCCAATAAGGCCTTGGCCCAGACACCTCCGCGATTATGTAACTCAACCGCTTGGGCCGCCGCAGAGAGTGGTGACAGTCCGTGGCAATCATCTGCGGGGTTAAACAGGCGCATATGATGTAAGGCGCAGCGTCCTGTCACAGCATCACGTGGAAATTTACGCGTGATGCCCTCACGGTGATGCTCCCACCCCGTCGCGCGGCCTTGGGCATCCACGCCCATTTTCAGTGTATCAGGGCGATGTGCGATAAGGGCGATAGGTTGATCTTCACCCAGAACGGCTTCGAAAAAGGCATTACCGCCCAATTGCAAATATCCGTAAAAGGCTTCGAATGTTTCCACCACGCTCATGCCGGGTAAGCCGCGGTTGAGAACACGGGCCATATTTGTGTCCGTCGTGCGCAAAGGCACAGAGGCTGCACTTTCGGCAATCAGACGAATACAACGATGGGCGACGGGGTTACGGGCAAAACCTTCACGGCAAAGCGCGCCATAATCCCGTGCGGTCGTTCCGCCCTGATGACGGAGTTGTCTGAGAATAAGAGGGCGCGCCGCTTTGCGTTCGGGCACGTCTATAGGGTCGCTTGCGCGACGAAAGGGGTTGAACATGGTGGAAGACCTTCAAAACAGGCGAAGACGCAATAACGTCGATGAGCTGTTTATAGGGTCATTTACCCATAGTGAGGATCATTCTCTTTAAAAGAGCGTCAACCCGTTGAAAAAATTAAAGTTTTACGCGGCGTTAAACAGGGAGGGAGTTTTTTGGCTACGTCCTAAGAGGCTCTCCACGACTTTCATTTTATCACGGATTTCACGACGCATCGGATCATTCCCTTGCATAGACGCCAGTGTAATCGCTGTGCGGTAAGCAATTTTGGCGCGACCAAAAGCGGCTTTCTCATTCTGCTTCTGTCCAAGACGTACAAACATGTCGCCCAGCGCAACTTGTACCATACAGATTTCTGCGGGTGTATCTTCATATTCGTAATAGCGGCGTGTTGCCGAAAGCGCTTCTTCGGCTTGCGATAACGGTCCCAGATCATTTGTCTGACCCGCAAGCTTGACCATTTGCGCAGCCAATTGCGCATTCAATAGGGCAAGCTTGGCATCCGTATTTGCCAATTCATCTTGTAGCGTTTCACGCTTACGTTTTTTAAGTCGTTTGAACACCAATCCACATCCCTTGGCTGTTGCGGGCACACACAAGCGTTTTATAGTTAAGATGCGCTTAATTCTGAGACGAATATGGCAATTATGTGGTTGAAATCTGAACCCACTTTGACGCGGTGCAAAGGGATAGAGGTGGCTTCAAACAAAGCTGTCTTAACTTTGTCTGCTTCAGAAGGGTTTTTGGGATCATGGCTGGACCCATCCAATTCTATAGCCATCACAGGGCGACCCGTGCTGTCCGTGACAAGATAATCAATATGGCGCGACTTCACACGCCCCCGCAGCGACCAGCGCATTTTCGGATTCACATTCCGCTTCACGCGAATAATATCTTCCAACCGTACCTTGCCATGCAGATGAAACCCGCTTGGTAATTTTCGGGCCAAAATAGCAAAAAATGTCGCTTCTGCCTGATTAACCCAAAGCGAAGGGGCGGCTTCAAAGGCTGTTAAGCTCTGATCTGAAATCGGAGAAACGGAAGGCGGCGTAAAAGGTGCAGAGCGCGCACCTCGCCAGAGCAGAAAAACAACGATGAAGATGAGAAAAAGAATCAGAATTTCCATAGACATCTTCTGACATTATTTCAGCAGGTCTGCTTCCTCTTTTATGGGCTTCTGCTGTGCTTAAATCCGTCGAATGCGCGGGCCGGATTCGGGTGGACGGAGGAGTTCTTGCACGGCCCAGACGAGTGCATCCACGCGGTCAGGACTATGTTTCAACGCATCTGTTCCCATGAGGCACATTTCCGCCTCCAGGGCGTCAAAACGCGCCGCATGGCGAACTTTGCCGCGACGATAGAGTTGCGCAATCGGTTCTGCACGACTGCGCTTATTTCGGTTCGTATGACGCGCATAAACAGGCACAATCGGATCGACTTGACGGAGGCAAGCTGCCACCATTTCCCCACCTTGGTTCACTTCGGCAATGATCGCATCTGCCTGATAGTGATGATAGAGGGCGACGGCGCGGTCTGCCCAATCCGCAGGCGCGGCGCGGCGCAAAGAGGCATCCTCTAAAATATAAACCGTTTCTTCCGCAAGGCCCGCCACGATAATCCCACACGCATCGGCGCGCGGGCCAGAACTGGCGGGTGGATCAATGGAAATGACGATACGCTCAAGCTCTGGCACATCCGCAACACGACGGTTAGATATCATCTCCAAGGTCCAGAGTGCGCCCGGCAGTTCTGTCAGAATTTCACCCTCTAATTCCTGTTTCCCCAAAGGGCTGCCGCCATAGCTGTCTTCCATGATCTCCACAAAACTCTCCGAGAGAAAGCGCTGATTATCCGCCGTGCGCGAGCGCGAAATATGGACGCCTTTCAACTTGGTCAAATTCAGTAATGCAGGTGTACGTTTCGGTGTTGTCGTGATGACAAGGCGTGGGGCCTCGCCCAATCGCAACGCCAATCTCAGGTTCGACAAAGTGTCCTCTGCCTGTGCCCACGCGCAGAACTCATCCGCCCAGGCCGCATCAAATTGCGCCCCGCGCAAACCATCTGCATCCTCGGCGGAATAAACATGCCCAATCGCACCAT